CACCGGCGAGGCCGCGTCGGCCTGCGCGAAGATCGCCGCGCAGTGCTTCCAGTGCGCGTCGCTGCTGACGAACCCCTTGGCCGCGAGCGCGGTCTTGTAGTTGTTCGGCGTCACCGTGAACGCCCGCTCGGTCATCAGCGTGGCGACGTCGCTGCTGACGGTGCCGACGATGAGCGGCACGCCGAAGAACTCGAGCTCGGTGGTGTAGGACTGGTTGACGACGTTGACGACGACGGGGCTTGTCACGGCGGTTGCACTCCTGACTCGGGGGTCTCGTACTCCTTGACGAGATCGAACTCGCTGCGAGCCCCGGCGTCGACGCTGAATACCACGTCGACCCGGGCCCGCGAGATGATGCTCGATCTGTCGAGCCCCGACAGATCGAGCGGCTGCGCGGCGTAGCGCAGGAACGCCAGGCCGGACGCGTGCAGGGCCGTGTAAGGCCCGGCCGGCTCGTGGAAGCCCGCGCACGCGCGCTCGATGTAGTACATCGCCGGCTTGACGCTGTCGGGGTCGGCCGGGGGCAGGTCGACGCGCGCCTCGAGCTCGACGGTCAGCTCGCAGGGCGACCAGCGAGTCTCGAGGCCGCCCTTGCGGGTCTGCCGGACGGTGAGCAGCTCGGGGTCGGCCTCGGCGGCGAGGTGGTCGCCGGCGACGAGCGCCTCGACCTGCAGTTCGTCGGCGCCGATCGGCGTGCGCGTGGCGGCGGCACCGATCGCGGCCGACAGCCCGTCGCGGATCGCGGTGACGG